TACGGTTCCGGTCATACCGGTGACTAACCAAAAGATAGAAGATCTATTGTGGAAACTGTTGAGGACATACCAATCATTGTGCAACCAAGTGAAGCAAGCGTTGGGTTCAACGATTTTCACTAGGTAATTGACTATGTATGCTGAAGATAAACCATTCCATGCGGTAGTGGTTCCAGTATCTCCAGAGTAACCAATAATTTTAGCCTGGTTACCAAAATTTCCAAGGGCGTTAAGTTCCAATTTGCCAGTAGCAACTGATGGCAATCCTGAAATATCTGAAACGCTGTTTTGGGTTGCAATAGTCATCTGCAACAGAAACATTCCAGAGGATTTGATCCTGAAACATCCCCAGGTAGGGGAATTTCCATTCAATGGTGTTGGAGCACTAGGACCATAATATTCCAAGGCTGTACCAAAAATGTCTTGAGGAAAAGGCAATGAAAGATTTCCAGAACCTATGACATAAGCACCTTTACCTCCACCGCTAGGTATGAGGGACATGTCGTCAGTGAGTTCATAGGTTGGGTCATAAGATTCTGTGATGAGATCAGAATCTTCTTGAAGTAGGTCGACGGTATAGTGATGGTATAAACGACCGGCCTCACCAATTGCAGGTCCTCCAGGACCTGTGCAACCAGTAGTACCAATATAAAACTTACAAGGTAATTCACTCTGAAGTAAAGACTTGTCTTTAAGTGAATTAAATTTATCTGGAATGTCGTAAATTTTCAAATTGGCAAGTTGAGGTTTGTACGGAGGAAAGTGAATATTGGATGCAACTGAAGTAGTTTTGCAAGATCCAACATTATAGGCTTCCAATGGGGTACCGTAACGACTTTTCTCGGTGTCGTAAATGGGATACATATAGACAGTACCACTATTAATCTCTCCCACAGTGTTTTCATAACTAAGGTGAGAGTGAACCAAAGAAAATTTGGAGTAAGATTTTGCCCACAAACCAAGTTTCGGAAAGGCATATTTACTACTAGGGTTTAAATAAACAACCTGTTCATACGATGGATCCAGAGTTTTACTGGGATTCATTTCTAGGGCACCTAGAAATGACATTCCACTAACTCTTATCCCTCCGGGAATCTTCTTTATGTCAACGTCCCTATGACCCATAGCTATGGTGTCATGGAAAGGTCGGACAGTTCTTTTCTTGTTCTTTGAAATTTTATTCCTTAACTTTTTAGTTTTTTGATTATTGCCACGCTGGTTCTTACTTTTATTACGTTTGACAACAACTTTTTTCCCACGGCTAATGGTACTCATTTAAAAAGGGCTCCTTTTCAGGATTTAATGCAACCCCGAGTAACGGTTAGTGGTACTGGATATAGGAATTATAACAAAGATAGAGGTCCTCATAAGAAATATAAAGATCTCTGTAAGCTTTTCTAGTTTCTGGATAGTCGCTTACTAACTTACTCATTTTTGAGACAATCAAATTATAGATTCTCTCGTTTGATAATACACGTAACAAACCACCTAAGCGTTGCATCTCATGCACGGGTGATAATTGATGGAGTTTCTTTTTCCTCAAATTTAACACTGCTTCAACCTTAATTGGATCATGATGAACATAAGGTCGGAAGTGAAGAGAGCAGAAATCCATTTCTTCCCACGTGATAGGCTTGCCCGCCCATTCAATTTTGGCGTAGGAGGAATTTAGGTTCAAATCTGGGTGTTCTGAAGAACAAGCGAAATCATCTCCACAGATGATTATAGTATTATCTAACAAAACATCCTCATATTTATGATTGTAGTTTTCCAAAAACATGTAATATCTCCACATGATGTTGATGATTGTTGTCAAATAGTCGCCTGAACCTAATCCTCTATTTACGAGGAAAACATGCCCATTGACATTCATTAATTTATTGATTGAGTTGAACCTGACCGCTTCAAACAGATTAGAACTTTCTTCATCGAGTTCGTATTTCATCTTGATAGCGTCGTACACCATGTTAATGAATTCTGTTGTTACCGAAGAGTCTTGAGCACTAGTATCAGTACAGTAAGCATAAGGTCTTTTTGACAATTCTTCATAGTAGTGTTGGGCAGCGCCCGATTGAACTGAGTCGCCGATCGTGGAAATGGATCCATCTAAACAAAACCTATGAGATAAGAATTGATCTACAAAATCGCCTAAGACGATAGTAGCTAAAAACGTATGCTCAGGGGGGAACGAACAAAATAAACGTGGTGTTTTTCCATCTACACGAATTTCATCCTTTTGTGCCCCATTAACGATGATATGGTAAGTCTGTAATTTAGACTTTTCGACATAATCTCGCCAGTATTCAAGCATCGCCGGATCTTGACGAGAGAAAATTTTCTTCTTTTGAGCTCCAAAACCTATTGATTTAGTTAGGTCCATAGATTCTAAAGCACCATCAAACTCAATCAAAGAGCAAGGATGGATTTTGTCTAGGAAGTAATTGATCGAGTCTGCTGCTATATTTCTTTTCAACGGCTGGTCTACTAAGTCATATTTCGCTAACCTGTCAAACACCTCATCCATAACTCCTAACTGTGCTAACCCATAACCACCACCCAATTGAGAGTGATGCTCTACAGAAACAGGTAATTCATAGTGGTCTGGATAATATTGAGATCGATTTCTCAATCTCTTATTCATCAGAGCACCCATATATTTAATATGTTTAAACCTGCCTCCTTTCCAAATGTAGGATCCAGGACGCACAGTAACGAGTTCAGGGTATATTGGATGAGGTACTAGAAACCCAACTCCTTAACCTTCTGCTGGATTGCAGAAAGCATCTTAGGAGTGAAAGCAACGGCATACGCAACACGCGCAACCTTCATATTGGTGTTCACACCAATATGGAGTCCAACGACTGCATTTGCTTCAGTATCAACAACGGGTTGTCCACAATCGCCTAATTGAGAATCGGCGATGTAAGACAATAGGCCCTGTTCTTGCAAGAACTTTATTGATGACACTTGAGAGAAGGATGGAGCTATAATAATACCAGGGAATTCACTTTGAGGAATTGACAACCTGATGTTACTAAAAGGGAGGATTTTCTCTACCTTAAAAAGCTTAACTCCTTCTATTGAATCGGATTTCTCTTTATACTCCCAGACCAAATCACAAGGCGTTTTTGTC